ATACATTGTTTGAACAAGATTTCCAAACTGCTTGTGAAGGTGCTGACAATATAGTCGGTGATTATGATATAGATACTACTGCAAAAGAAGTAGTAATAGAAATGGTTTATCAAATGGGTGAAGGTGGTGTATCTAAATTTAAAGGTATGCTATCTGCTCTTAAAGAAGCTAGGTATGCTGATGCATCAGATGAAATGATTGATTCTCTTTGGTATCGTCAAACACCAAACAGAGCATCAGATCTAGCATTAACAATGAGGGAAATAGATGTTGCTTAATATGTTAGGACCTATTGCTGGTGCTGTATTTAAGACTATAGATAAAGTAGTAGACAATAAAGGTGAAGCTGAGAAGCTAAAAGCTAAAGTCCAGGAGAAGATTATATCTGGTGAACTAGCAGAACTAGAAGGTGCTGCTAAAATTATACAAACAGAAGCACAAGGTGGATTTCTACAGAGAAACTGGCGACCAATTATGATGTTAGTCTTTGCTGGTTTGATGGTAGCTCATTGGTTCGGTTTTACTGCACCTAATATTCCAGAATCTGTACAAAATTCTTTACTCAATATTATCTTAGTTGGCATAGGAGGATACACTATTGGTAGATCAGGTGAAAAAATCGCAGACAGATTTAAAAAAGACAAGTAGATCATACAAGAAGAAATTAACTACCCCACCCACAGTCCTTAAAACAGGAAAAATGGATAAAATTTTGGTCATTTCTGACCTTCATATACCATATCATCATCCTGACAGCTTTCGCTTCTTAAATAAACTAAAAGATAGATACAACTGGGATAAGGTAATCAATATCGGTGATGAGATGGATTGGCATAGCATAAATGTAAGCCATGTTATTAATCCTGATTTACCTTCAGCAGCTGATGAACTTGAAGTGGGTAAGTTTTGGATTAAGAAGTTAGAAAAGATGTACCCTGATATGATCTTACTAGAATCTAATCATGGATCTATGGTACTACGCAGAGCTATGGCTAAAGGAATGTCTAAGTTCTTCTTAAAAGATTATAATGAAATACTAGATGTATCATCTCGGTGGCAGTGGAAAGAGTTTCATTGGGAAACTAATACACTCGGTAGGATATACTTTGCACATCAAGTATCTAAGAATATTGTTAAGTCAGTACAACTGATGTCTGCTTCGGTATGTCAAGGGCATTATCATACGCAGTCAAATATAGAGTATGTTGGTAATGACTTTCATTTAAACTGGGGTATGTCAGTAGGTTGTCTTGTAAACAAACAATCATTAGCTATGGCATACATGAAGATTAATGTAGCCAAACCAATACTATCTTGTGGTTGTATTATTAATGGTGTACCATACTTAATACCAATGTTATTAAGGAAGGATGGTTCTTGGGATGGGCAGATATACATCTAAAGATAAAAAATATTTTAATAAAATAATTGAACATGGATGTTGTGTACCTGGATGTACATCAAACACTCCTATGAATGTTCATCACTTACGAGGATCACAAGTACAATTTAAAAGATCTAATTATCTTGTAGTACCATTATGTTTTGAACATCATTCAGAACTAACATGGGGTAAACATAAACCAGAGTTTAAGTTCTGGGATTACTATGACTTTGATGCTTTAGAATATGCTAGTGAATTGTATGACCAGTACTCTCAACAACATTAATACTTTTAACTTTCTTCATTATAGATTTACCAATGTTACTAGAGTTCTTTTCTCCTGTTAAATACATAGCAGTAACAGCATATGCACAGAAGATTGTTTCATCATCATATCCGAACTGAGTTAAATACTTAGTATAATCAGTTAAGGTTTCTATTAACTCATCAAGTTGAGATTTTAATACCATGTAGTATATATATGGCTTTGTTTATAATATGTCAATATTCGCTGAAGGCGTGGGATTATTTTATCACCCACAAGCTTTCGACTACAGATAGAATTTTGCTCAATGTCTACTCACAACCACTCTTGATTACCTCAGGCATTTGCCCATACTTCATCTCAAGTGTACCTTACCCCTCTGATAAAGAGTTGTTCGGTCAGCCGATAGGGGAAGCTATACCCCTACCACGAAACTTTTAAAACTTTTAAAATGGTATATCTGGAATGTCATCATCAGGTAATGCATCCTTATTGACAGATTCAATAGACTTATCTTGCTTACCACCTAACATCTTCATGACACCAGAATATCTTGGTATTAGAATTGATGTATTATATCTTTTGTTACCATTATTATCTGTATACTGTGATACATCTATTTGTCCTTCAAGGTATATTAAAGTACCTTTAGTAACATAATTTTTAATAGTGTTAGAAAGATTAGGATCAAATGTAACTACTTTATGCCAAGTAGTTTTATCAGTCATTTGTTGAGTTTCTTTATCTCTTACTTTTTCAGTAGTAGCGATAGACATAATAGCCATCTCACCTGACTTGATAGTTTTGATCTCTGGATCTGTACCAGTTCTACCTACAAGTATTACTTTATTTATCATTAGTTAGTACCTCCTGTACTTTTGATTTATCTACATTACCTTTGTATTTTTCTTCAAGCTGCTTCACATATTTGTTTGAATCAAACATACCCATGAATACATCAGCATTGAATCCTAAATGTGATAGTGCTTTTGTTAGTGCATCAGTCAATGCTTTCTTAGGTGCATCATCATCTACCCTACCTTTACCATCTACCAATAAATTACATCCTCTAACTGGACCATATTTGTATTCAGGTTTAGATACCCAAACAGCTACATCTGCAAATTGAAATGCTTTACTATCTACTATCATAGTATCATAGCTGACATCATACCCCCAACCAACACCAACTGGTCCGAAGATCTCTGTAGCTCGTCTGATCTGATAGTGAGCATCAATAGAAGTAAAACTCCTAGCTCCAAAGGAAACCTTCTTAGTGAACCGAGGATCTGTTTCTTTAGCCTGATCCCATATATCCAAAGTCTTGTCTTTAAGATTAGTATTTGTACTCTCATCCATTTATATTACCTCCTCAATAGATTGAAAATCAACATAGTCATCAGGTGGTACATCTTTTTCTACATGTATTGTCCAGAACTGATGCTCTGCATTTAATAGTTTCTTCTGAAACTTTTTGTCTTGTGAAATTACAAATGCTTTCCATCTCACATTACCAAATATTACTGATAACCATGCTTTTGTTTTGTTAGCTACCATCATGTAATGCTGTACTTGAGCATAATATTTCTCAATGATTGTATCTTCTTTGGTCATCATGTTTGTATGTTTAGCTTCAAAGATACCCATAGTTTTTAGATCTTGATTCAATACAAAACCATCTACATTAGCTAACATAAACGGATACTTTTTATGTACTAATGTATGGTCTATCTCTTGTACTGGGAAATCTAAATTAGCTGTGAACCATTCTCTATTAAATGCTTCGGTGTATATACCTAACTGTACTGGTAGTACAAATGTTAAGTCATCTTCAACTAAACCTTTCTTGATATTATATAGATCTTTCCACTTACCAGCTGCTAGATAAGTAGCATCACTCCCTCCGATTCCTGAGCTTCTGTCTATAATTTTCTTTTGATTCTGTATATTCATTGACCTTCCTCTCTACAATGTTTTCAATGTCAGTTTTTTTTTTCCATAGTGCATCAGCTAATCTTTTAGCAGATGGATCTCCGTCTATTAAACCTACTCTTAGTCTGTATTCTATCTCACGATCAAACCAAACTCTAGCTAAATAACATACTTTTTTTATCCACCATCTTTTTCTTTGCACTGGATCTGCAAGATTATACTTTATTTTTTTATTAGGTTTTAATCTCTTATCTCTTACAAAACCTTTTACTAATTCATCTACTTTCATATTGATTAATTAATCTATCTATATACCAACGAGCTTTCTTTAAATCTTGTGTTGGTTTATCTGGATACTTATGTCTGTTTCTTATTACATACTTGATAATATTTGCTTCATGATGATTTAATTTAAATTGTTCTATAACATCTATAACTTGAATCTCTGCTCCAATATAATAGCCTGGATCAATGGGATTTATTTCTTTCATTACTCCTCCTGTTATAACATTTAATACATGTGTATTCTTTGTAGTCTACCATCATAGCTTTAGTCCACTTCTTTTTACAGACAGTACATCTTTCTAATACTAACATATGTTGTAGTATTATACCTCTTTTTTTTCCCATAATTTTTGTGTGTTGAGGGCAATCATACGGAGGATAAGGAGGAAGGAGATCACATACCATGAAGATCGATTGCCCTCTATTTTGTTTTAATGAAACCAAAGACAATTTGCAACCTTTCTTTCACGATCATATCTAGTATTAACTGAATCACTGGGGTAGTGTGTACTCCAATGCGTGATAGCTTGGTATGCACTGAACTTATTAGGTCCATATTTCTTTGCATAATTGTTTTCATATTGATCTACAATGTAATTTCTATGTTGTTGATTGACATGACTTTTATCAGTGCGTGTTGGTTGAAAGCATAATCTATCTACTTGACTATGTAATTCATAGTCTTGTATTGGTTGTTCTAACCAGCTAGACATAGAGTTATGTACAGTATGTAGTCCATCAATAGCTGCATAACCACCAGGTAATTTAAGTTTGATCTCATTACTACCTTTGTGTGCAGTATTTAAACTGATATCCCATACTGAACTCTTAAGTCCATTGAGACATAACCATAGGTAGAAACCTAGATCAAATCGGAATGAACGCATACCATTGTAGCTGTTCCATATCACAGCTTCTAGACCAATAGATGTATCTTTGAATGGTATCTGATACTCTGGTAGAGTAAATCTGGTAGCCATAACAGCACCATGATTAGACCACTTGTGTTTCTCAGTCATACCATTGGTATCAAAGTGTTCATTAAGAAAGTCAGTAGCTTTATCATAGGCTGTGCCATGTGATATAACTCGGTATGTATTCTTGTGAACTGCAATCAGTTCGTTGTTCTCATCTTTAACCAACTGTTTGTAGCTATCTAACCTTGAGCCATGCTGGTTGTACACAGGTTCTTCACGCACCTGAAACGTTAGTTCTTGTGGTAACATATTTTTCCTCCTATAACTCTGCTCTGAATGAGCAAAACTTATTTTCTTTTACACGATCTAGTATCTTTTTACCTAGTTCATATCGTGCATACCACATAAGATAATAGTTATACTTACTTTTCTTACGTTCTTCCACTGACATACTTGTGTTTGGGACAGGTACATCTAATACTTTACACATTTGTTCTTGAGTATAACCATTAGCTATCTTGAAAAAATCATCTAAGGATTGCTTCTTAGATCCAAGATGATCTAAACATTGAGCAAGTCCATGTTCTATTTTTTCTTTGTGTGTTTCATCAAAGTAGTACTCAAGATGATCTGGTTGAAATCCTACTGATCCAAAGAAGTCTGCATCATCACTGGATTGTATACCAAACCAGAACTTACCTTCTATATCACCTTCATAATATCTACCCATACTATTCCTCTTTCATTTTATTCAACTGTTATTATTATCTCATCTCTACCTGAGTAAGTAGTTCCTTCAAACTCAATAAGAATACTTGATATCTTTTTGAACTCATGTTCTTTGAACTCACCTTCTTCTCTACTGCCATGATAAACTTTTGATGCAAACTTTATCTCTGCACCTGGTGATATTCTATTTACTTTACACATTAAATCTTTAAACGTTTCTGCATTACACTTCATATAAATTATCCTTTCCATAATAATCTTTTGGTAGTTGAAAACCCTTGATAATCCTAGATTCTAAAGCTCTGAACATAAGATTTTCTACTTGTTTTCTGCCTGTTTCCATAGCCATCTGCTTAGTATCCCAATCAGTTCTATGTTGTGGACCTAGTACACTATCATCAACAGTCAATCTCCATTTAGTAATACTGTGTTGAAAGTTAGATCTTATCTTTACAATATTAACTACGATCACTTGATCTTGACCATAAGATATAGTTGCTTGGTAATGTCCTGGTCTTATGCTTCTCATGATTTACCTCCTATCTGGTTTCAAATTTAAGTTCTTCTAATTGTTTTAACCAACCTTCTACAGTTGTTATATCTTTTGCTATAGCAGTTCTAAGTTTCTCAAACTCTTCTAGCATTTCATTTTCTATTAGAAATAATTCATCTAACTGAGTTAGTGCAATAGCTTTATCATGCCATTTGATTGCTTCTCTTGTTGTTATTCTTTGATCCCACAATCTTGCTTTTAATATCTTTAATGCTTCTATGTTCATTATTTTCTCCTGTTCCATTACACATATCACATACATATGTACCTTCTGGATTGTTCCAATCAATCTGAAATCCAAGTCCAATACATTCTTTACAACTAATCTTTTTCTGGTTCTGGAATATAGTTTTCATTCTCAAATCTTTCTCGTACCATCTCTTTGATTTCTTGTGTATAGATTAGCTTTACTCCATCTTGAAGCATATGCTTTACACACGCATTTTCTAGTTCTTGATATGTTTCATAGTGTTCATAGTATTTACAGTACATAACATCAAATTTGTCTAGCTCATCTTGTGTGAAACTATCTTGTGGTAGTGGTAATCTTGTCATGTAAACCTCCTTTTTTAAAAAGTCAAAATTTCGGATTCGGTGATAGATCCTATCATATGCAGTCTATTCAGACTGCTCACTATCCTGTTTGATTATTGCACGAAAGAATATTATTGATGCTGTTATACTTGTTATAAATCCTATACACATTAGTGATAGTACAATGATACCTAGTAGCATTAGTATTGTTTCCATATTATCTCCTTTTATGTTCTGACTTTCTTTTGCGATCAGTCATGATTGCTTTAGTTAGATTGTTAGATACCCATACTATGAATATCCATATAGGTGCTGATATAACTGATAGTATTAGTGTTGGATTCAATCCCATAATCATCCACATGAATATCAATCCACCACCCAGTGATAGATATATTAGTACAAATGTTCCTATGTATTCTGATCTATCTTGAAATTTTAGTCCAGCTACTCCGTTGATTACTGACATGAATACTTTCTTGAGCATCCTGAATAAATAATCTATTAGTCCTATAGTTTGTTTTTGCATATTTACCTCCGTGATACATTACAAATACTGTAAAAATTAAAGTTAATAACATTCGGTGATTCCAGATCCTTCCTGTTTGGGGGGGGATTATATCCCCTCACCCACCAATGTGTTGATGTCTGCATTTAAGATACTCTCAGCTAGTTCCTCTTGTTCTTCTGCTGTTGGTTTTCTTAGCTTAGATGGTGTAGATTTATTCTTATTCTTTTCATCCATAGCTTTCTCCCATGTGTATCCATATAATATTTCAAACTTAGCTGACCATACATCATATCTGTTTGTCCAATAGTCTGCTAGGTCTGACCATCCTCTGAATGTAGATACTCTGTCATAGTCTTGTTGTTG